GTAGAAGCACCTCCCCCGTAGGATGTTATCCTACGAGAGGGTGAGAATAAATCTCCCTCAAGCAGCCATGTTGGCCGCCACTCCTACTTAATAAGTAGGAGTCCACCTCAGTTTTAAGCTAGACGACTGAGGACGTCCCGCGTGAATCAAGTGATCCCCAAGAATTGGCTTTTGGCCTTTCTTAAGGAAGAACTTCATTAGGGCGCCATAACCCTCGAGTTTGTCAACCCGAGGTTTACTCTTCAACACATAAGCCTTAACCAAAGGCCTATGCAGGTCAGAGCACTCCTTTTCTCCCATAACTGGGAGGAGAGTGTGTTTGCCGACAGCGTTTGCTGTTGTCTCGACCGCTGGGTAAATCCCGTCCAAGATATTCTCAAGGTAAGAATCTATCCAACGAACCGTCCTCCAGTAACCAGCAAAATACAGCTGGTTCCTAAAGGCGGAGAAAGCAACAACATCTTCTGCACGCCCCTGTCTCACGGGAACTTCATGGCGAAGCTTAATCGGAGTGATCCGATTGCCAGCGTAGAAGTCACCGCCACAGGACTCTCTGAACAATCCAGTCCAGAAAGACTTTGTGGTGTTAACCTTGTACCCCAAAAGGTCAAGGGTCTTTGAGACAGATACTGCGAATTCCGCGGGAACGATAATATCGTCCCCGTAGACACGCACCGAGCCCTTAAATCGGGAAACCAATTTAGGGGTAACCGGGACATTAAGCTCACGTGCAATCCCCATAAAGACAACGGTCAAGAAGACCATAGCCTCCACGGGAAAACACAGAGCTGAACCCATAGATGCGAACTTGGCGAGGCGTATTACGCCATAGCCAGGCACATCAGCCTTTCGCGAACGGCAAGCCTGAACGATCTCCGTAAGGAGGTCGGTTTGGCCAAACAGCTCGAGTACATGCTGATTAGAAACGCGATCGGATGCTTCGCTCAAATCGAGCGTAGCTAGGGACCCGTCAAGGGAACCTAATCTAGCCATCTCCTGGTTAGGGATCTGGTCAGTGAATCCAATCATTGAACCGATTAAAAAATCGGATTCAATTTCTTGCATCAATGCTTGGGAAACCGACTGCTGCACAAATTGCATGCAGGTCGGCTCCATAGCGATGACACGAGGCGCTTTTAGCGTCTTAGGCACCGTGACCACCCTTACGGGGGTCTCGGCACCGGGTTCCCTGATGTCAACCGATCCGAAAGGCTCAGAAAGCCCAACGGAATAACTAGGGTACATCCACCTCATATGAGGGAAGACGTGTTCTAGCCGGGTAGTCCAATGCATCGAATCGAATTTTCGATTATAAGAGAGCTTTTCAGCTACCTTACCGGGGCCATGCCTCGGGATAAGCTGCTCATTAAGAGCAGCTTGCTCTATTTTACGGAGCACATTGGAAAACAGTATCTGACTTGTCTTCGCGAATTGTTCGCGGAGCTCACCTTTAAAAGTGAGGTCAGACACTTTGACACCAGCGTCACACTCAACGTATGCCTGGATCGCTTTCGCGATCCGGGTATCACTACATGGAACTTCCAACTTCGAGAACATCGAAGTTATCTGGTATAAACCAGCTATGGAAGCAACACATGGTGTGTCGAGTAATACACCGGACTCATTGTCAAAGATGCGCTCGAGCAAACCTCCGAATAAACGGGGGAGCGCTCCTGATCTGTGGAAACCCACATAATCAGATGGAGCAACGAAGCCGCGGTCAAGACCTTTTTGGAGGTCCTTACCGAAGTTCGCTAGGGAAATCGTTAAAAACGATAACCCCTCATCTTCGACGCGCTTCGCGATTGTTTTATAATCGCGAAGGGTGCTAGCAGAGCTCATGTCCTCTATATCTATGAGGACATTTCTTACTAGAGACATCAGGCTTTTCATGTTCCCCTTTCCAGGGTGTAACATCCATAGCTAATGCCGCCTAATACTCCTCACGGCGCGCGTGATAGTGGAGACTGTAAAAACAGCCGCCAAAACCACAGCGCCAACCAGAAGTGCGAAGATAACTAAGCCAAGCAGTATCTGCTCGACTGTTATCAACTCTCACCACCAAGAAGCTTGGTGATGTTCGCGCCTGACGAGTCGCTGGCCCACTTAACAAGTGCGTCAACAACCTGCTTGGCCTCGGCCACGGTATAACCCGTGATCGGGACGTCGATCGTAAGGCTGACCCCCATTGAGAACAGAATGTTCTGAGCGGAGATCAGCGGATCGGCGGCGATCTTCTTGGACGTCAGTTTCACCCAACGACGCGTACGACGTGCACCATATGTATGGTTCACATCAAGCGTCACGTTGCCGTCTTCCTTTCGGAAGGCACCGGAGTTTACTCCGGTACTCACTCGCGGAAGCGACTGAGCGACAGCGTTGATGGTGACTGACTGAGGTTCGGTAAGCATTAGCATCTCCAGAATTTGGTATTCAATTATTATTGAATTATTATTTAATTGTCCGCCACCCCATAGGGAGGTGTACGGTTGAATATCAGAGCCATTTCTGGAACTGATGCCGTTACGCTGAACGAACTAGCGTAGCGTCCTAGGTGCCTTGGTTAAACCGAGGGCACCCAGGATGGCCCACTGCCCGAGCGAGAAATCTTGCTCAGGGTTAAAGCCAAATCCAAAAGGTGTGCTTTTGACGCGTCGTTTGGTCTCGAAGACATTCTGAAAATACAGAGTATCTCTCAAGACCTCACCACCCTCTACAGGGCGGTGATTAACGTCGCCAGTAGCTACGATTGCAAGACGGTCTTCGACCATCAAGTAACCATAGCGTAGCACCAGATCGTCTCCTGAAAATAGACTTGCGATCTCAAGATGAGACTGCACGTCATAAAACCAGTCGACGAGCCATGACCATGGCGCCAACTCCCAGAGTACTGCGGGAGTTAGCCTCGTTCCAAGGAGCTTGTTCGCAAGCGCCTGATACCGGGAGACTTTCGAAAGAAAATCATCCTCGGGAGGAACGTAATAGGTAAACATGCCACTAAACCAACGACGTTGGGTGGCGGTCACGGTTACCACGCACGAATCGGCTATCACCGACGCACTAGCGCCCCCGCTCGCAGATCCTTCCTCGCTTATGGCGAGTACGGAAACGCGATTGGGAATCATTAGGTCGTCGCCAGTATATTGCTGGCTATAGGTGAGAGTCGGGAGAGAGTGCTTTCTCCGGACATTACGTCCGGAGTCCTTCGCAAACTGATCAAGAGTAGCGGAGGCCTTTGACAAGGCCTTCACCATCTTGGTCATATCTGCCACAAGTGGCAGCCATCCGAACTGGACGTTCAAATACTCAGACCCAAGGGCCCGAGCAGAACTAGTCCTCTCTTTCAAGAGGGCAATACCAGAAAGGGTGGGTAAGCCGGCAAGAAGTTCACCGGCAAACGTAGCGAGGGACGCCTTCGGCTTAGTGGGGGCACAGGCAGCAATAGCTGCCTTCCCACTGGCAACATCGTTTGAAGTAATGAAAACATTCCGTTGTGGCTTGTCAGTCACATACATGGACTTTCCCTTATGGGAAAAGCCCAAGTCAAGGAATGGATGACTAAAGTCATAAGAATTCCATTGCTTAATCCGATTACCATTCACACTACCCCATCGGGTAGTCCACTTTTCAGTGTAAAATGAATGGCCGTTGTCGGAAAGGCTTTTCGAGAGAATGTTGTACTCCTCCTTTATAAGGGGAATGTCAGCAGTCTCAATGTCACCTTTCCTAGCCCTACTTCTAAAGGAAGTAGTCTCCTGTCTTCTAGAACCGACCCTAGACCCGTCCAAAGGATGGTAAGGTATCCAGTCCCCGTAATTACTTACGAGGCATACTTGAGGAGCCCCAAGGGGCTGAACCCGAGTATTGGTATAGGTTCCAGACATTCGTAATCAACCTTTTGGATAGATTGTAAGAGAAGGGATGGGTACACTGTGTATCCTTCCCAGCGAGCGACGCAAGCGCCTGGAGCCACCTTATGGGTGGCTC